AAAGGCTAAGAAAGTAGCCAAACCAGAACCGCTTATTGAAGGCCAGGTTATTGGTGGCAAGATTCGTAGTACTGATGATGGTAGACTTCTCCATACCAAAGAAGGTAACGTAGCTAAGTTCGAAAATAAGAATGACGCCATTGTTGCTTCGAAACGATATGGTGGTCGTGCAAAACCCTCGGGTAACGGGTTTACTGTTAAAGCATAGATGAAAATCTTTAATGAATTAACCAGTGACAACTTTGAGTTTTACGCAGCTAAACATTATAAGAACCCGTCCTGCTTAGACATTAAAGATTTCAAAGATGATTTAGCCAGATTCAAATATATCAATCGCCTTTTGCGAAAGTACGAAAATACTGGAGTACTTTCCGAAAGGCTGATTTTGAATCACATTATCATCTTATACAATGTGTTTGATATTCAAGGTGCTACTCGAATGCTCTTTTATAGAGTTTCAGTAAACCATTGGGGTACTATCAAGACATTTTTACTATACTTAAACTACTTAACTGATGATCAAAAGCGAGAGGTTACAATAGACCTCTATGCTGCAAAGAAATTACAATCAATATAAATTATAACATGGGACTATTAAGAGCATCAGACTTTCTTTATTCATTACGCTTTCTACGGCTATTAACAACGCCATGGGAGGAGACTGAAGCCTTTAAGCAAGGCATTGTTGATAAAGATGGAAACAAACTAAAGAAGCCACAAAGCTCAAGTGAGAAATCAGTATATAACTCTTTTCATAAGTTGGTGTTCAATCTTAAACGTCTGTTGGGCAAAATGCCTCTTGGGAAGACTAAGCTCGCATCATATGCAGCAGCGTTGTATCTCATTAAAGAGCATGCCAAAATTGATGATAAGAAGCTAGCTAAAATGATTAAAGAATCGATGGGGATTGACGTTAATCAACTACCCCTTTTAGAATCATCGGAGTGGTTTCTTCATGAAGACAGCAGGTGTATTAAAGCAAATACTTACACTTTAACCAATGATATGCCGCTAAGAAACGGTGAGCTATTAGCTAAAAAGAGCACCCGCGTTATTGTTGAAGAGCATGAACCCATTGATAATGTATTTGGTATTCCTGTATTTAAGGGTTATCACGTAAAGACAAAACAAACTATTTACATCACTCAAGAGGATATTACATACTAATGAACGAAGAAGGAATGACTGCCTCAGCTGTAGCAATGCCGCCTCAACCACTTGGACAAAAACGTAAGTATCGAGATTTCGATGTACCTTCCGAGGTCTTTCGTAGATTTCAGAAGGGTCGAATCAAATTTGAAAGATGGTCGAAATACCTTGATTTAAATGATGAAGGTCAAAAAGAAGTGTATGAATATGCACGAAAGAACCGTAGTGCGGTAGTTGTCCTCAGGGACTCTACAACAGGTGCATTACGAGCAATTCGCCGTCGGGCTTGTTGCGAATAGTAACTACTGAAGTATTTCAGCTTTAAAGCAGTATTGTCTTTACAAATCTGCAGAAGTATATATAATAACACTTATGATATTCGAAGAACAAATTTCACGTAAACCTGATCATTATCCTTGGACAGAAGAGTTCATTACCGCTATGCACAACGGAGCTTGGACTGATAAAGAGTTCAATTTTCAAGCTGATATTCAAGACTTTAAGGTTAATTTAAATGATACTGAACGCGATATGGTCTCTCGTTCTTTATCTGCAATCGCACAGATTGAAGTTGCGGTTAAGACATTTTGGGCTAAGGTTGGAGAAAACCTACCGCATCCGTCAATCACTGATCTTGGCTATGTTATGGCTAATGTCGAAGTGATTCATAACAATGCATATGAGCGATTGCTTGATGTGTTGGATATGAATGACATCTTTGAAGAGAACCTCAAGCTTGATATTATTCAAAATCGAGTTAAGTACCTTCGCAAATATCTTCACAAGTACTATAAAGATTCAAAGAAACAGTACGTATATTCACTCATCCTCTTTACACTCTATGTTGAAAACGTTTCGCTTTTTAGTCAATTCTATACAATTAACTACTTTAATCGCTTTCGTAATCTTCTTAAAGACACTACTCAACAAGTAGCATACACGTCTCGTGAAGAACTGCTCCATGCCATGGTTGGTATGAAGCTTGTAAACGTTATTCGTGAAGAGCACCCTGAGATCTTTGATGATGAGTTCATTGAGCGTATTCGCCACGAATGTGAGGAAGCTTATAAGGCTGAATCAAAGATTATTGAGTGGTCTGTAAACGGATATGAGTCTGACAATCTAAGCACACCTATTCTACAAAACTTCATTAAAAACCGTCTAAACGACTCTCTTAAAGAGATTGGTATCACACCAGTTTTTGATGACGTAGACGAAGAACTACTTGAAAAAACTGGTTGGTTTGATGAAGATGTTCTTGGCAACACTGCTACCGACTTCTTTCATAGTAGACCTACCGAGTACTCTAAGAATGATAAGTGCTACGACGAATCTGAACTCTTTTAATAATACACTATATAATATACTATGGAAAAATACAACTGGTTGAATGAAGATTCTCGCAAATTTTTAAAGCGAGGCTATATTGAAGGCGATAAGACAGCCGAAGAACGGATCCTTGAGATTGCTAAAGCAGCTGAGCACGATCTTGGCATTACTGGCTTTGCTGAGAAGTTTGAAGAATATATGTCCTATGGATGGTATTCTCTCTCTTCTCCTATCTGGGCTAATTATGGCCTAAAACGAGGATTGCCTATATCATGTTTTGGTTCATACATTGATGACACAATGGAAGCTATTCTAACTAAGCAAGCTGAAGTTGGAATGATGACTAAGATGGGTGGAGGCACTTCAGGTTACTTCGGTGATCTTAGGTCTCGTGGTGCTGATATTAACTCCGGTGGTAAGTCTAATGGGCCTGTTCACTTCATGGAGTTGTTCGAGTCTGTTACTAGCGTAGTATCGCAGTCTAACGTTCGTCGTGGATCATTCGCTGCCTATATGCCTATTGAGCATAAAGACATTCTTGAGTTCCTTCAGATTCGTGATGATGGCAACGCTATTCAACAATTGTCTATTGGTGTCACTATCTCGGATAAGTGGATGAAGTCGATGATCGGTGGAGATAAGCCTAAGCGCAAGGTGTGGAGTAAAGTAATCCAGAAGCGTTTCGAGTCTGGTTACCCATACTTGTTCTTCTCCGATACAATGAATGATAACGCGCCTGATGTCTATAAAGATAAGGATATGCGTATTCATGCATCAAATTTATGTTCAGAAATTGCATTAACATCGAGTAATGACGAATCATTTGTTTGTAATCTATCATCGATGAATCTGCTTCATTATGATGATTGGAAGGGTACAGATGCTGTTGAAGTTCTTACTTACTTCCTAGATGCAGTTCAATCAGAGTTTATTCGTAAGACTGAGAATGTACTATACATGCAATCAGCCCGAAACTTTGCTGAGCGCCAACGTGCACTTGGTATTGGGGTACTTGGTTGGCACTCGTATCTACAAAGTAAGATGATTGCATTCGAAAGCTTTGAATCCAAGCAGCTTAATGCGGAGATCTTCTCTTATATTAAAGCGCAATCTCACGAAGCATCTAAGCACTTAGCTGAGTTATTCGGTGAACCTGAATTGCTTAAGGGTTACGGTAGACGCAATGTTACTACAATGGCAGTAGCACCAACCACATCTAGTTCGTTTATCCTTGGCCAAGTATCGCCTAGTGTTGAACCTCTTAATAGCAATTACTTTGTTAAGGATCTTGCAAAGGGCAAGTTTACCTATAAAAATCCTTATCTGGAGAAGCTGCTTAAGAAGCATAATAAGAATGATCGCGATACTTGGAAGTCTATTCTCACATCAGGTGGATCTGTCCAAACACTGGACTTCTTGTCAGATGACGAAAAAGATGTCTTCAAAACGTTTGGCGAGATCTCCCAAAAAGAGGTGATTATCCAAGCTGCGATTCGTCAGAAGAGCATCGATCAGGCCCAAAGTATTAACCTGATGGTTCATCCCAAGACTTCTCTAAAGGAAATGAACTCATTGCTCATCTTTGCCTGGGAGCAAGGTGTCAAAACATTGTACTACCATCGTGGCACTAATCCATCCCAAGAACTATCACGTAACCTACTTAACTGCGCATCTTGCGAAGCATAATGACTAAAGAACAAAAATATTGTAATAGGTGTGATTCAGAATACACTATTGAATGGGACGAAGAACTCGTGCACGAATATTCAGCACCAGAGTATTGCCCATTCTGTGGTGAACCTAACGTTGGAGATGCTGATATACTTGATGAAGAGTACGAATAATATAAATAATTAATACACACTGTATAATCACTTAACTACTACTATGAAAAATCTAATCGAACAATCTAAGAACGTTCTTCTCAATGAAGAAGACGAACTATCTATTAACGAAGGCGCCAGAGTAATTGGAGATGATGTCTCAACTCTTCCTGATGCTGTCAAAAAGCTCCTTATTAGTGCGGCTGATAGCCAAGTGCGATTTATGAAGCCCAAGGGTGCTAGACAATCAGTATCGCTCCGTGGCTCAGGCATTAACTTTGATAAGAGCGATATCGCTCTTCTGTATAAAGCCGGTCTAAGCGACATCACTTGCGATACTGCAAGTGGCAGTGAGGTTCTATTCCTTATGACATTTAATTAATCTCCATGTGGAGTTATGATGGAGAAGAGTTTACCTCCGAGATGATTGGTGACAATATAGGCTTTGTTTATATTGTCACCGATACGGTTACAGGACTTAAATATATCGGGAAAAAGAATTTCTTTTCAAAAGTAACTAGACCACCACTGAAGGGTAAGAAGCGAAAACGCAAGGTTATTAAAGAATCGGATTGGCAAACGTATTGCGGTTCAAGTGAAGCCGTTAAATGTATTGTAGAAGAGAATGGCTTAGATCACTTTAAGAGAGAAATACTACATTTGTGCAAGACTAAAGGTGAGCTGAATTATATCGAAATGCGTGAACAAGTTGTACGAGATGTACTATTGAAACCAGATGAGTACCATAACGCCTTTGTTGGTGGAAAATGCCACCGCAACCACCTTAAAGCACTGTGGATAAAAGACCTACCAAGTAAATAAG